GAATTGAACCAGTACGGGTTCTGACTGGACTTCTTTGATGACTGGCTTTGAGTCCATGTCTTGAAGCTCCTCAGGAGTATAAACACCAACAGAGACCCCAGGATAAACGGTGCGAATTCCTTCGCTAATGACACGGGCACGAAGCATGGCTCTTGGGTACTGGCGCCATACGTCCTTGCTGGTGAGTCCTGCTGCCTTGGCTTGTTGGATTGTCCACTCGACTGTTGCCGAGCCGCCTGCTGGGTGGCTGAAAGTGCCAGATACTGCGCTATCAGTGTACGCATTCCAAACTACCTTCCCACCCGCTGCCTGGAAGCGAGCGAGCATTGCATCTGCCTTAAGAGCCGGACGACCTTGAATAACGTGATAATCACGAGCCGCGATCGCTGGGTGCATTCCTTCAGCTTGAGCGATGAGCATGAGAGCGACACCCTGCTCAGGGGTCTTGATCCCGAAGAGTCCGCTTTTAGCGAAGGCTACGGCCATGCGCTCGATCTGATCGACTCCGAAGTATTGCTGAGTAACTACTTGTTTCGTGTCCATTTTCTATTTGCCTCTTTGTACTGCTCTAGGAACTGTTCGATTAACCCACGGACTGCTTGAGATACGTTGCCGTTAATGGCCTTAAGGTCTTCAAAGTCTTCCTGTGGGATTCGAAGACAGATCGTCTTGTCGTTCGTCTCAGTGGTCTGTAGCTGTTTAAGATTGAGTTCTATCTTCATTGATAACCTCAGAATGGAAGATCAGCGTCGTCCCATTCGCGCTCAGGGGCTTGTGGTGCTGTTATTTTGGTCTTAATTGACTCAAGGTGAGTCTTTGTCTCTTCGAACGTCTTAGGGGCATCCAAAGCGTCTTGGATTGCATCCTTCACAAACGTCGTAGTGAGCCAGAGTTTATCGCTTCCAGCCCAAATGAAACGAGGGAAACGCTTAGAGGTGTCGAAGGCTGCGTAGAGCACGGGTCTATCTAGGTTCTTCTGAAGACTCGTCATCTGCTTATGACTGACCCAATAGTTAGACGGCTTATCAGAATCCTCTGTCGTGATGCTGGCTACCCATTTCCCTTCATACTCAGGATGAGGCTCTAGCGTGTGTACTTTAATTTTCATTACTTTGTTCATATAACCGACAGTTATAAGATGTGTAATACAATGTCTATAAGAAAAAGGGGCTAAAGGAAAAAACCTTTAACCCCTCGACCTAAGAGAAACGGCTCACAGGAACGATTACTCGTCCTTACATGCCTCTTTGTACTGCGACTCGTCCTTTTTCGCAACACCACCAGCACTGTCGAGCTTTGCACCCTTGCGAGCTGCACCAGCTTGAGCGCCTGCTTTCTCTGAATAAGCAGAGGCGTCTTTGCCTCCGCCACCCTTTGACTTCATTGAAGCCGCCTGGCTTCCGTAACCTGATTCTTTCATATTTGGAGTCCTCCGGGCTTTAGAATAGCATTTCGTAAGTCAAAGACAATAGTAGCCAATTCCCCTACCTACCACGAATGATAGCTAGTAAGCGTTAAAGGCTATGTCCGTCTATCAACTCACTGCCCGTCCAGGGGGCTAACTCAAGGCTCGACTGCTCAAACCTTCAGGTATTCCCCTGTCACTGTCTAACGGTATGGCTAGTCCCGCACGATAGGTATTTTCAGCTCGTCTCAAGTTCGTTCTCTACTACTGGATCAGTCCTCTAGCCCGCTGTACCGATATCCCCTGCCCGCAATTATTAGAGTCCTTCCGTTAACGAGCGGCACTTCAAGCGAAGAGGTCTAATGACCGCATCTGTTCGCCTTGGCATGGCAACTAAAGCTAATCCTGTCGGTAATGGAAGTCTTTCGACAACCTGGCCCCGGCGTTGGCCAAGTAACCGTGTTTTATAAGCTACGGTTAAATCCTTAACGAATCTTCTTGATGAGGTATGACGAGTGTGTCACAAATGAATCCTCATCAAGAATTGATCCGCAAATCGTTCTTACCCCGGCAGTGACTGAAAAGTCTAGCCGGGGTTTTTTTATTCCTCGTGCATAATCTCAGTGACACTCAAGATCGAAAGCTTACCCTTAAAGCACTTCTCGCAGAGTAGCTCGCGCCGACTTAGCGTGGGGGTATTTCTCGTAAATTCGTACAGGCCAGGGTTCTTACAGCTCACCCCGTAGCAATTCTTAGCAGGTGTTAACAGTTTTAAGGCTGACCATCCTCGGCCTAAATAGTCCTTAAAGAACCGTTGCTTGTTGTCTAACTCTTTGTTAACTTTCTTAACCATGAGCTACTTCCTAAAAAAAGATAAGGCATCGTGCCTAAACGAGATTAAGGCAGCCTCAGACCATATTAGTCAAATATTTAACGCTGAGATGAACCTGCTCAAGCTTAAAGAGCAGGTAGACTTGCTCATTGAAGGCAAAATCGAGAGCTACCTTCATCAGCGTTTCAAAGACTGGTCAGTATCCGATCTCATCCTTCTAGCTAAGACAATCGAGCATCAGACCGAGCTTGAAGGAAAAACGGATCAAAAAGGCAGGAAGCAACGAGAGCGAGTATGATTGTCCATTGCCCGCATGACGCGCTCGTAAGCATTAAAGATTTAAAGCCTAACCCTCTAAACAGAAATAGCCACCCAAGGGACCAGATCGAGCGGCTTGCAAAGATCTTGGAATACCAGGGATGGCGCTACCCGATCAAGGTCAGTAAGAGATCTGGCTTTATTACGTCCGGTCATGGCCGGCTTGAAGCAGCAAAACATTTAGGTTGGAGAGAAGTTCCTGTTAGTTTTCAGGATTACGAGAGCGACGAGCAGGAATACGCTGATTTACAAGCCGATAACGCTATCGCGACTTGGAGCGTTTTAGATTTATCGGGAATTAACGCAGACTTAGCGCATCTTGGGCCTGACTTCGATATCGACTTTCTTGGTATTAAAGACTTTGAAATCGAGCCAGCTGATAAAGAAGAAGAACCAGAAAGCATTTATACAACTAAAATCGAAAGTCCTATCTATGAGCCAAAGGGTGAAAAACCAGCACCAAGAGAGCTTTACGATCGGACTAAGACGGATAGCTTGATTGAAAAGATTCATGCAGCGGAGTTGCCGCACGAGATCGAAACATTCTTAGAGTTTGCAGCACAGCGGCATACAGTCTTCAGTTACGAAAAAATTGCCGAGTATTACGCCCACGCTCCAAAAGAAGTTCAAGAGTTGATGGAAGACTCGGCGCTTGTGATTATTGATTTTAAAAAAGCGATTGAGCACGGATTCGTGCAGCTTACAAAAGACTTAGCAGAGGCTTACTCCGATGACGAGCAATGAGGAACTAAGCGACTTTGCGGCTTTCATTCTGACTAACGGTAGACCTGATCGTGTTTATACCTACGCAACTTTGAGGCGCTCGGGATATACGGGTAAGATAGTTTTACTTGTCGATAACTTAGATAAAACCAAAGACCAATATATTGAACGCTACGGCTCAGAGGTTGAAATCTTTGATAAGAAAGCTATCGCCAAGACCTTTGATCAAGCCGATAACTTTAATGATATGCGGGCGATTATTTACGCTAGGAACGCAAGTTTTGAGGTCGCTCAAAGGTTAGGGATTAAGTATTTTATTCAACTGGATGACGATTATAGGCATTTTCAGTTTAGGTTTAATAAACGCTTAGATTATGCGCCTAGAGTCATTAAAAGGCTCGACGATATCTTTTCAGCGCTGCTTAGGTTTTATAAACAAACACCGGTCTCCTCTGTTGCAGTAGCTCAAGGAGGCGACTTTATTGGTGGCGAAGGAAGCGCGATGGCGAAAGCTATCAAGTTAAAACGCAAGTGTATGAATTCATTTGTGTGTAGTACTGATAGAAAGTTTCAGTTTGTCGGAAGGATTAATGAAGACGTAAATACTTACACGTACAAGGCGAGCACAGGGCTATTGCTATTCACGGTTAATCAATTGACTTTAGAGCAGATGCAAACACAGACCAACGCCGGAGGTATGACCGAGCTTTACCTTGACTCGGGCACATACGTTAAAAGTTTTTATTCGGTTATGTTTCAGCCGTCATCGGTAAAGGTCAAAGTAATGCAGGCAAAAAATGCCCGGCTCCATCATAGCGTTAATTGGAAAACGACAGTCCCTTTGATTTTGTCCGAAAGGCACAAAAAACTATGAGTTGCAGCAAACGAGGAGCTCAACAAGCTCCTTCCAATGCTTTGGCCGAGTCGAGCTGTTATCGACAAAAAGGCGATTGGCCTCATGTGCAAACTCGTCTTTTGACAGATTCTGGTGCGCCTCACAAAACTCAACCGCAAATTCTCTCTCGGATGAGGACAGTCGGAGAAAAATCTTTTTTAAATACGGGTGAGACTCGTAACTTTTAAACTTCAGTAAGCGGGCGTTCATAATATGATAATAACACAATGCGTTAGAAAAGGAAAGCATGGCTAGACCGCGTAAGGTAATCGACCCGAAGCTCGTCCAGGACCTAGCCTCAATTGGCTGCAAAACGACAGACATCTCCCGTATTGTAGGTGTGAGCGTTGACACGCTTGATCGTCGTTTTGCGGCGGAAATTGAGAAAGGGCGGGCCAACCTCCGCACCAGTCTAAGACGCTGGCAGCTTGAGGCAGCTAAGAAGGGCAACGTCGCCATGCTAATCTGGTTGGGTAAGCAATACCTCGAACAGACTGAGAAGGTCGAGCAGGTGCAAGAGATCACGGTCAGGGAAACGCTTACACCAAAACAGGTTCAAGAGATTATTGAGGCCGACCCCTTTTTGCTCAAGAGTAAAACTGAGACTAAATGATTTACAACCCGCACCCGGAGATTGAGCGCATCGCTAGAGGGGTCAAGAGGCTTCACGAAATGTGGACGCCTCATCCTGCTCAGATTCAAATCGGACGCGCTCTCATCGGTGAGCACGTTAAAGACGTATTCGCTCAGTGTGGTCGTAACCTTGGAAAGTCTGAGCTTACAGCCTACCTCATGTGGCGGTGGGCATGGACCTATCCTGGAAGCGAGAACTACTACTTCAGCCCATTCATGAAGCAGTCCAGGGAGATTATGTGGGCGTCGAGAAGAATGCAGACCCTTGGACCTGAAGACTGGATCGAGAAGATCAATGACCAAGAGATGCGGATTACCTTCAAGAACGGCTCTTGGTTGAAACTTGACGGCTCAGACAACGTAGAGGCCTACCGGGGCGTTAAGCCTCGTGGGCTGACCGTATTCGACGAGTTCAAGGACTTCCGGCCTGAGTTCTTTGACGCTTACGACCCAAACCGCGCAGCTCACGACACCCCACTCTTCATCATCGGTACTCCTCCTGAGTTCGAGGGCCAGTTCACCGAGATCGCAGCCTCATGGGCTAACGATAAGACCAAGCGGTTCTTTAAGTTTCCAAGCCACGAGAATCCTCATATTTCACGTAAATGGTTAGCCGATAAGAAGACTGAACTCTACGCTAGGGGTGAGGGCGACAAGTGGGAGCGGGAATACCTAGCTGAGTTCGTTCGAGGAGGATCTAAGCGCATCTTCCCGATGCTAAAAGAGGCCATGATTATTCCACACGCTCAGCTCCTCCAATCCATCGAGAAGGATAAACGCAAGCTTGAATGGTTCTGTTGGGCTGACCCTGCTGGAGCGTCTACCTTTGCCGTTCTGTTCGCCGCTATCAATCCATACACAAGGCACGTCTACTTCTTGGATGAGATTTATGAGCAGCGTCAGGAAGAGATGACCGTTCAGAAGATCGGCGCTAGAATCATGCGCATGACCAAGGAGCTTTATCCTGGTGAGTGGCGCTTTGGTTACGATGAGGCTGAGGCATGGTTTAGGAACGAGATGCTAGAGCATTTCGATCTTTCCTTTGAGCCTACGCAGAAAGCCAAGAACGATAAGACTAGCGGTTTATCTTTGCTCAAGGATATCATGCTAGCAAACAAGCTGACCGTTTCGAGCAGATGTCAGAAGCTGTTCTGGGAGCTAGACAATTACCGCAAAGATGACGAAGGCAGGATCATCAAGAAGAACGATCACCTTATTGACGATGCGCGCTACATATTGTCTGCAGCTCATTACTCTCTGAATGAAACGGTAGAAGTTAATAAAGAAAAAGACCCGATGTTTAGGGGCGCAAGGATTGAAGATGATTTCCCCGGCTTTAATGAAGTCGGTGAACCAGTAGACGAATGGGGAGGTTCTGAATGGTAATGCTGACAGGTGCTGTAATGGCTATCGCGATTGTGCAAATTGCTTGTGTCTTGGGCCTTTTCTGGGGCCTAGTCGAGCTAAGGGCTATGCAAAAAAGCACTCATTCCGTACAGTTGATTCCAGCCGACCAGAGCTTCCAGCGCATGACCGATGAAGTGAAGGACGCGCTTGGAAAAGAACTCTTCGATAACGTGGGATAACGGGGGCATCTAAATGGATCAGTTCTACAGCTTCGACGACATGAATGAGCAGCAATACAACAAGCCTGCTCGCCCTATCTATGAACTTGATCTTGATGACCCAAAGAATGAAGACGCTATCCTTCAGTGGCTGAAAGGCGAGAAGGACTACCTCCAAGAAGATGCCCGTGACCGAATTCGTGTCATGCGTCGTAACCTTGCTCTCTATAAGGGTATCCAATACCAAGAGCTTGAGACCCGTATTGATGCACGCGATCGGGCTGCTGACCGCTCTCAGTTCCTTCGGAAGGTCGTCGCTAATCATCTGTATGACCTGACTAAGAACCGTGCTTCACGCTTGGTTAAGTTTCGTCCTGCAGTGGCTATTATGCCGACTAATGATGAGCTGGAAGATAAGCTCGCTGCTAAGTCCTGTAAGATGCTGCTCGATCATATCTGGTATGAGAATGACTTTGAAGGAGTCATGCAAACTCAGCTTGCTACCTATGCTCAGATCATGGGCGAGGTTTACTGCTTTATCCTTTGGGATGAAGACAAGGGCGATTTGTCTCCTGCCTATGTAGAAGCGAAGAAGCGGTCTAAAGAAGGCCGTATTCCTATGCTGGATGAGAACGGCCAGCAGGTGCAGGACCCTAACGGTAACCCTATCTTCGTCGATAAGGCTGTTCGTATTGGGGACGTAGACTACAAGATCGTCCTTCCTATGGATGTCCTGCTTCAGAAGAAGAAGAAGTGGGAAGACGTAGACTACTGCTTCCAGGTGGACGTGATTTCCACAGATGCTCTGAGAGCTAAGTATCCAGACCTAGCTGCTAAGATTAAAGATCAAGACGTTCAGGTCTATAACTACGAAAAGATGCAGCTTGAGAGCACCAAGCGGGAAGCCTTGGTCTATACGTTCTGGCATCGCCGCTCGACTCAGATGGATAAGGGCCGGAAGATTGTCTTCACTGGCGAGACCATCCTTGAAAATACTGAGTATCCGTTCTCTCACTCGCAGCTTCCATGTATCCGCTTCACGGACCAAGACCTGCCTGGTGAGCTACATGGGATGTCCTTCTATGAGCAGATCAAGGGTCTGACCGGAACCTATAACAACCTGACGAATATGCTCATCCGCAATATCGTCATGGTGTCTCATCCTAAGTGGTATGTGCCTGCCGGAAGTGTGTCGCTTGATCGCCTTGGTAATGATATTACCATCGTTCAATACAAGGGACCGACACCCCCTCAACTTGCTACTGCTCAGAGCGTTCCTGCTGACGTATTTTCGTTCCGCGATAAGCTGAAAGAGGAGTTCCAGCAGATCAGCGGCGTCTTCGGCGTGTCCCGTGGTGAGCCGCCTCCCGGTATTAAAGCAGGCGTAGCCCTTCAGTTCCTGTCTGAGCAGGAGTCTGAGCGTTACAATGAGCTAGTTCTTAAATGGAATGAAATGGTTAGGCAGATAGCTGAAATGACCATAGCCGTGGCTGGAGACTATTACGACCAGTCTGACAGGCGCATGGTCCGTATCCTTGGGAAAAATAACGAGTATATGACCGAGTTCTTTAAGGTCAGCGCTCTTGAGAAGGATTACGATATTCGCGTTCAGAATAGCTCAGCCCTGCCAAAAAGCGTTGCAGCCCGTACTCAGACACTCCTTGACCTGTCTGAGCGGTTTCCTGACCAGTTCACGGGTGAGCAGGTTATCGAGATGCTGGACCTTGCTCAGAGCGATAAGTTCACCGATGCGGCTACCGTATCTGTCCGTACCGCTGAGGCTGAGAATGAGAAGCTCTATGAGGTAGAAGAGCCTGAGGATATGGCTCCTGCTGACTTTGAGAACCACATTCTGCACTGGAAGATCCACACCCGTCAGATGCAGGAGTTCCGCTTCAAGTACAAAACCAGCCCTGAGATTCAGGAGCGGTTTAAGGACCATGTGCTCGCTCATGAGATGCTGATGGTTGAGCAGGCTAAGCGGTCCCCAGGGTTCGCTGAACAGCTTGGACAGCTTCCCATGTTCCCGATGTTCTTCACTCCTCCTGCTCCTCCGGCAATGGCTCCAGAAATGCCTATGCCTGCAGAAGCGCAGCCAGTCTCGGAAGGTATGGCTCCAATGCCCGGTCTTCCAGTAAACCCTATGGTCGGCGGGGAACCTCAACAGCCGACTCTTGAACCTCAACTCCCGATGGAAGCTCAGCAGGCTGGCGGCATGATGCCTCCTGTAGAGCCGACCAAG